CGCATCACCGAGCTAATGCTTACATTGCAACGGTTGCATACAACGCGCACAAGCGCACCACTCGCATACAAGTCCAACACCTTGTTCATCACCACCGTATCCATAACCAAACCCTCGTTCCGACACACACGTTACAACGTATATATACAACCAACCCACCAAACCCAGTTTTTTCTTGGGGGGAACAGCGAAAGGGGCACGCTCATCAGCCCCCTCGCGGCCCATGCGCGGGCAGGCGCTCGTGTGCGGCATGCGTGTGTGCGCGCGTGTGCGAGCTGTTATGTTATAACATTGCGTAGATAGGTCAGGGTCCATGTCCCTATAAGCCACACAGACGGGCGTACAGGGCTGTGTAGTGTTCTGCGCGGGTACCCTACCGACCCCATCGCTAGACCAGGCTGTAGCCCCCTCAGAATAGCCTACGCGCGGGGGTGTGGGGTTGCCGTTGTCTCTCCAATTGCCATTGCTGTAGCTGTAGTACGACATAGGACATAGACGCTGGCCTAACAGGGATGTGGGTTATGATATAACGTTATGGGCGATGTAACGTTATAACGTGGCGACGCTATGACGATATAGACGTAATAAGGTACGTGCGCGCGCGTGAGGCAAGAAGCGTGCCATGTTGGGTTTTGTGAGGATTAATAATTATTCACGTAGATGGACAAGATGTAACTTGTGCACACTGCGTACAATGCATACAGTGTGTGCAGGCAATCAAGCCACCAGGGAAAGACACCATGACCTACTATTCGCTTTACAATGACCACAACGAGAAAATCGGCTCGACCGCATACTTCAAGCTGGAGCTGGCAGTCACTGTTGCAAAGCGTATTGCTGGCAAGTGGCGGAAGAACAGTGCCACACGGGGTTGTGGCATCAAGATCGTTAAGCATGACGATAGCCTGTATTCCGAAACGGTTGAATGGGTTTTTGCTTGGTAAACCGGCAGGGGGGTTCGCCCCCCGCCACCCGAACCTATCACACGGTAGGCTCCGGCGGCGAATTGCCGACAACGAAAAGGGACAGACACAATGATGTATCAAGCGATTGTAACCAAATACCATGGCCCTACGAATCACAGGGGTGCGCGCATGTCTGCCACGGCGGAAGCGGGGCGGCTTACGGTGTCTTATGACCATGTGCTCAACGGCAGTGACAACCATAGGGCCGTTGCACAGGCTTTGGCCGATAAGATGGGCTGGACAGTAGAGGCGGGCTATCCTCCGCTAGTCGGCGGCGCTTTGCCCAATGATGGGCGCTATTGCTTTGTGATGGGGGGCTGACAATGACCATCCTGAAAACCATGCTTGAAGCGTTGGTGTTTGCATGGGCGCTTGCATGCGTCATATTTTTGCTGGTTGTGCTGTGATACTCCCAGCGCGCAAAATCCTGATAACCGCGGCCACGCTGGCAATCCTGTCAGTGCTGGCCGCCCTTTACCTATGGTGGAACGATGATAACAGAAGCGATTTTGAGCGGGATTGGCTGGAGTGCACCCGCGATGTGGGCACCCCTTTTGGCCGAGCATATGGACCGCGCCGGTATGACCGCGAACCAGGTCCGCGCTTGCATGGCCCTAGCCAATTTTGGGCATGAAACTAACGGCGGGCGTAGGCTTGTAGAAAGCCTAGATTACAGCCCGGATCGCCTTGCGGCAGTGTTTGGCAAGCGGGCCACCACCCGCGCGCTAGATGCCTGCCGCCGTGTGGGCCATCGAGCCGATGAGCGGATCATCGCGGAAGAAGTGTATGGTGGTGAGTGGGGGCGAAAAAACTTGGGCAACCGGCTGCCAGGCGATGGTTGGTTGTATCGCGGGCGCGGGCTTATCCAAGTCACTGGCCGCTGGAATTACGACAAAGTGGCCCGCGTGCTTTGGCGTGAACCAAGCGACGATTGGGTAGAGAGCCTTGGCACGCCAAATGGTGCGGCGGAAAGCGCGTGCCTTTGGTGGTCCCGTATGGGCCTTAATTTTGTGGCCGATTCGGGCGACCTACCCAAGCTGCGCAGGGCGGTGAATGGCGGCAGTGTGGGCCTCGAAGATGTCAAACACCGGTACGACCAGGCCCGCGCCATTCTTGCAGGCTAGTGTATGCAGTGTATTCAACGCGCACACCACTCACAACGCGCGCAAGGTATACAGTAGAGGCGCGCCATTTCCGCAGTGTTTGCAATAGCTTACGGGCCTTGCGCTTGCCCGTTTCGCGCGCCATTCCCCCCTTGCATCCCCCCTGTTTTGGCCCGCCAGGGCTATAAATAGGGGGGTTGAAGACTTGACGATTGTAAGCACGACGCACGTAAACACTACGATCGTCTAGGACGTAATAACGTATATATAAGATTGCAAGAATCGTGCCAGTCGTGGGCATGCAAAAAGGGCTTCTCGGTGTTACCCAAAAAGCCCCTATGCAAGAACCGTGCCAGACTCAGTTGTCGCGCTTAAGTTTCTCCAATCGCACCCGCGCCGCCTCGGCATAGCTGCTGCCGCTATCAATCACGCGCTGGTAGCCGGCCATCAATGCGCCAAGGCTAACGGGCGCTGCCCTATCCGCGCGTTCTGGCCTGTTGCGGTGTTCACGCTCCGCGATGGCCGCTTTCATTTGGTCAATCATCGCTTGCGTCTTAGCGTCATCAATCGCCTTTTGTTCAGGGGATAGGTCAGTGAAGCTTACCTTCTTTGGAGGCTCTGGTGGCTTGCGCCGCGCAATGCGTTCCATCGCCAGAACCTTGGAATAGAGCCTGTTAGCCTCCGGTTGCACAACGGCCAGCACCTCAGATGCACTCGGCCAAAACTTGCTCGCGCGCGCCAGGTCCAATAGCGCATCTTCCGTGAAGGCTTGCATGGGAACCCTAGCGCATGCCTTAGATACCGCGGTGGCCCATACAGCCGATTCCCGCGCGCTGGGAGGGTTGCTAAATCCCGCGTGGATAGGTGCTATCCATGACAGCACGAAAGCGCCTGTGGGCGGCTGTAGAGCGCCCCTAGCCTGCCTCGCGGCCTTCTCAGCCTCAGCTATCAAGCTAGGTGCCAAAGCCGGTGGCCCAAAATCCCCCGGCGTGCTGTCCGCCTCGCGCCGCTGCTCATCGCCCACGGCTAGGGTCAGCGGTTGCGATAGTGTCGGCATGCGCCGCACGACAATTTCATTCATCGTCCCACCGCTCCATCATTTCGCGCCATGACGCGGCCACGATCACCAGCCCGGAAATCAACGCACCGAGGCAGCCGGCTGCAAACACGCCTACCAATGTCCACATTAGAAAAGCTCCTCCGCGCTACCTTCGACGATAGGCTGCACACGGCGGGCTAGGTCTTCGCGGTTGCCCACAGCTACCTCTTTGGGTGCAAACAGCCCGGACCAGCCATTCTCTATGCTCTGCCGGATGATGGCAGCGGGATCGTGGCCTTGCTGCCAAAACGTCTCAAGCCGCGCGATGCACAACACTTTCGCGTGTGCTGTCCATGCCCTGCCCGACCGTTTCTCGCGGTATTGATCCCACTCCAGCCAAGCATCTGCCGGGATGCAAGACGGGATTTCAACGCTTTCCACAATCCGCATGGCCGTCTTGCTTGCCGCCCGCTTGGGCTTGACCGCGGACCCGAATAGCTCGCCCTTCAAGCCCTCTTCCAGCAGCCTACGGCCTACATAGCTGCGCGTGTGCTCCGTGCGCTGGCTGATGGCTTCAATTGCCTCAAATATCTCATCTGGAACCCGTATGGGGATTGTCCTGCTCATGTGTCTCTCCGTTGCATTGTGTGCAATGTGCACGTTGTATGCGTAGGGGGTTTTGGTGAGCCTTGCAAGAGGGGTTTGCGTTAGGCATGATGCGTTCGCGGGTCCCTTCCTCCCCGCGGTCTCTCCCATGATTGAACTTGACCCCTGGCCTAACCGCTGGGGGTTTTTTTTGGCCTGCCGCATTTTTCCGCTTGACCGCATCAAAACCTCCGATAAAGTGTGTGTCGCGCCACAAACCAGGAAAGGGACAGCGCCATGGAAGAGGTTTTTTTCGGGAAATATACGGATTCAGACGATATGTGGACCGTGTATTTAGACATAGACGACGACAGCGCACACATCCAGATTGTGATGGAAAACAGGGATGAAGAGCTAATCCGCGATGCGGTCTATCTTCCGACTGTGATGCTGCCGGCCTTGGCTACAGCCATTAACAAGTATTTTGCAGGCACGCGCCGGTTGCAGGAGGTTGTAGTATGAAGGGAAGCCAAAAAACTCAGCCAAAGTCTGAGCATGGAAAGATAGATGATATTTATCAACACGTGTACTCAAGGCTTGGGTTAGCGTTAGTGCAAGATTTGCGTGAACATTGTCACGACATTTCTGAGGAAGAAGGTGTGCCGGTCACTGAGGTTTCTTTTTATGAGGTTATGCACAGGCTGACGGCTATTTTGGCAAGGAGAATGTCCAATGAGCGGCTTTAGTCCCGACGAACGCCGTAGCGCGTGGTGGTCAACAGATTCACGCCGCGCGATGACAGGCAAGGCTTTTGAGGTCGTGGCCGAGAAGATTGGCAAGTCTGAGCGCCCCGATCTGAGCGAGGTTGAGGTGGTGCAGATGGGCCTAAGGATGGAGAGCACCATCGCGGCCTTCGCGTCTGAGGAATTGGGCGAGCTAAAGCCGCTGGGCGATGCCGTGGCTACCCACCCGCGGTATCCGTGGTTGAAATCCCACGGGGACTACATCGCCGCGGACAATTCGTTTTTGGTGGAGTGCAAGAACTACAACGGAGCGCACATTTACAATTATAGCGAACCTGGCGAGCCTGTGAGGGTGCCTAACGCGGATTGGGCGCAGTGCTGCCATGAAGCGGCATGCTTTGGCGTAGATACAGTGTATCTGTGCATCCTCTTCGGCGGGCAGCGTTTTAGGACGTTCAAGCTGAACTTCTCAGAGGATGAGAAGGAAGGCCAAATCCAGAAGATGGCGAAGCTATGGGCCATGGTGGAGACCAACACCTTGCCTGACCCTGAGACCGTCTCCCAGTGCAAAGCGGCTTACCCTGTCAGCACTGAGGGCATCGCCACAGCCTCTCTAGAGCTTGAACAGGCGGCTAAGAGGCTCGCCGGCATCAAGGCCAGCATCCGCGCCTTTGAAGCCGAGGAAGACCGCCTACAGACGGCCATACAGCGCGTTATGGGCGACAATGCAGAAATGCAGACGCTAGACGGGCGCACGCTCGCCACATGGAAGTCTGCCAAGCCTAGCAAGCGTTTCAGCGCCGATCTGTTCAAGACGGCATACCCAGACATCTACGAGAGTTTCGTAGTTGAGCAGCCGGGCAGCCGGCGTTTTCTTTTGAAGGAGCGAGCAGAATGATTATTGATTGGACATTGTGGCGGGTTGCCGACACGGAAATCAACAAGAGGGTAAAGACCGTGCTGATGTCTCACGATCCGGCCATGACTTGGAAGGATGTACTGGACATGAGCGAGCGTGATCTGCACGCCCTGCCGCACATGGGCAAGACAAACCGCATCCACCTGTTGGACATCTTGCGCGATGGCGTGGCTGGCAAGCTCGTGAAGTGCAACAGGACGCTAGGGGAGGTAATTGCCGATGAGTAACATCGTTCCAATGGCCGACATCCAAAAGATGGCGCAAGTGGCAGCCGATAGCAAAATGTTTGGCTTCAAAAACCAAGCGGAAGCGATGGCGATCATGTTGCTTTGCCAAGCTGAGGACATGCACCCGGCCATAGCTATGCGGGATTATCACGTCATTCAGGGCCGTCCCGCGCTCAAGAGTGACGCTATGCTGGCCCGCTTCCAGACTTCTGGCGGCAGAGTCAATTGGACCTCATATACCGATGAAGTGGTTACGGGCCTGTTTGCCCATCCGCAGGGTGGCGAGGTTAGCATTAGCTGGACCATGGAAATGGCGCACCGGCTAGGCTTCACGAAGAAGGAGAATTGGCGCAATTACCCGCGCGCCATGCTCCGCGCCCGCTGCATTTCCGAGGGCATCCGCACTGTGTTTCCCGCTTGTGTGGCTGGCGTTTATACGCCCGAGGAAGTGGCAGATTTCACGCCGCCCAAGGGCGCTAAGGTGGTGGATGTAGTGCCAGAGCCTGAGCCTGAACCGGAGGTGGAATTGAGTGTTCACCTCTATAAGCCTGACGGCACAATTTACGCCAGCTTTGAAACCGAGGCGGAAGCCTATCAGGCTTACTACAAAGTTGTGGATGGCATCGCGGCTAACCAGCGCATCCCCGAGGATGACAAGCTGGCAAAGCTGCGGGGGTTTAAGGCCGCAAACGTGCATTGGATGGAACCTGAGACGGAAGAGGAACCCGCAGAATGAGCGGCACATATGCGGACAAGCCCGGCAAGGGCGCTATCTTTTCCACCGAGAAGAAAAGCGAGAAAGGCCCTGACTATAAGGGCAACCTCATTCTGGATCGGGACTACAAGGCCGGCGAGGCTGTAAAGCTGGCGGGATGGCAGAAAACCAGCCGCCGCGGGCCTATGGTTAGCCTTAGCATTGATAGCTGGAAGCCTGACCCTGACTGGAAGCCCGACCCCGACAAGGTGAAGGAGCGGGAGAATAGCTATCGGCCAGGTGGTAGCACCCGCTTTGACGATGATGTGCCCTTCTGATGGGCAAGGCGCAGCGCACTAAGGGCGCAACCTTTGAGAGGGACGTGGTGAACGCGCTAAAGGACGCCGGCATAGACGCTGCGCGCAATTTAGACCAAACGCGCGATGGCGGTGGAGACATCGACCTTGGCGCGTACATGATCGAGTGCAAGCGCCGGGCCAGCATAGCGGTTTATGACTGGCTAGACCAATGCACACGCGCCGCTAGGCCAGGACAGATACCGCTGGTGGTGGCAAGGGGCGACAGGCGGGAAGCTGTTGTGATCCTACGCCTAGACGATTTTATCCCAATGCTTGGAAAGGAGAGAAAAGAATGAGCGAACCAGCAAAAGACGGTGCCGCAATGATACAACAAGTAGCCAAAACAGTGTGTTGCTCTAGCTGCGTTGGACGTAATAGCAAGTATTGCAACATTGAAACATATGTAAGGCTGTTAGAAGAATGTCTTGCTGAAATCCATAAAGCAGGCTGGGCTGTAGTGCCAATTGATCCAACCACGCCAATGCTGCGGGCAGTTAATAAAATACCTCGCAACGAATTGGATTGGGTTGATGGCTACCGCATTATGATTGCAGTAGCGTTAGCGGGGAAGCCATGAGGCCAAGGCGACGTGAGCCTATTACGCCAGAGGAACGTGACGCTATTCGCCAAAAACGGCGGGAAGGCGCATCGCTAGAAGAGTTAGCCGCAGAGTTTCGCTGCTCGCCCATCACCGCCCGCCGCATATGCTCCCATGTGCTGCCCAGAACCTGGCCCGGCCCACGCCCAAAAGAAGCTAAGCCCGTCAGGCAGCGCGTCCGCTGGTCCCTTGAGGTCATAGGCGGCGTTCACCCGGGCGGCATCCGATGGACCGCGGAGGAACACAAGCGACTGTTTGACTTGCTGCAAGAGGGATGCACCATCCGCGAAATAGCCGAGAAGCTAGACCGCAACTATGCCAGCATTAAAGACAAGGTTTCCCGGCTTTGGCGTGGTGGCGAAAGCCCGCGCGAAAAAGGCATGGCGGCAGCACTAACCCCTAGACAGCCTCGCGTGGTGAAGGAAAAGCCCAACACCACCCGCGTGAAGTGCCTAAAGTGCCTAAACGCATTCGACAGCTATGACGCAAGACGCAACCGCATCTGCGCACGGTGCAAAGACAGAGAGGATTGGAATTAATGGATCACGTCAAACTTATGGTCGCCACGCCTATGTACGGCGGCATGTGCACGGGCTGGTATAACCAAGCCATGATGGGGCTTGCAAACACCGTCAAAATGCGCGGATGGGAGTTTCAATCCGTGCTGCAATTCAACGAATCGCTCATCCAGCGTGGCCGCAACGCGCTCACCAAGGCATTCCTGAAAACCGACTTCACGCACCTGCTGTTCATTGACGCAGACATCAAGTTTGACCCGATGCACATCATCGCAATGGTGGAAGCGGATCAAGACCTGCTCGCCGGCATCTATCCTAAGAAGGAAATCAACTGGTGGAGCGTGGAACAGGCCGTAAAGCGCGGCGTGCCGCATGACCAGCTTAAATACTACACCGGCAGTTTCGTGGTAAACCTGCTGGACGGCGCTAACACCGCCACCACGCCTAACAACCAGCCCCTAGAGGTGCTTAACGCCGGCACCGGCTGCATGCTCATCAAGCGGCGCGTGTTTGAGGTGCTAGAGCCTATCACGGACAGCTACATGAACGATGTGGCCGACCTGTCAGGCACCTTACAGCCAGAACCTATCCACGCTTTCTTTGATGTCACCATCTGCCCTGAGAGTGACCGCCTGCTAAGCGAGGATTACCATTTCTGCCAAGCCTGGCGGCGTGCGGGCGGCAAGGTTTACGTAGCACCATGGGTGCAACTGTCTCACATCGGCACATACGAGTTTGAAGGCCGCCTACTCCCGGAGGACGACAATGCCTGAATTTACGCAAGACTGGTTTAGCCACAACATCCCCGGCTTGGAGCGCATGATGGCGCTGTTGCCGCAAAAGCAAAGCTTCCTTGAAATCGGCGCGTTTGAAGGCCGCTCCACGCTCTGGTTCTATGAGCAGCTTAATAAAAAAAAGTCGTATGGTATTGATGTGATCGACACTTGGGGCGGCAGCGAGGAACACGCTGGCATTGACTTTGCTGCGGTAAAACGCCGCTTTGATGCCAATATTAAAAACAAAGGTTATGTATTGCCGTTTCAGGGCACTTTATTCCAGTTTCTGGTTTCGGTTGACGGATCGACCGACGTTTACGACTTCATTTATATAGATGGCAGCCACCAAGCCCCTGACGTACTGGCAGATGCCTGCTTAGCTTGGCCCACGCTCAGGAAGGGCGGCATTATGGTGTTTGACGACTACCTATGGGGCGTAAACGAAGCGCCCACCCACACGCCTAAAATGGCCGTGGATGCCTTCATCGCCTGCTACCGTGAACAGCTAGAGAT